GGGGAAAATTCTCGACATGTTAAACGAACTTTTAGAAGAAAATTAGCTCTGCTTATTCAATTTAAGGAATAATTGGCAGAGGATTACGAGCATAAGTTCGCTTAATATCGAGTTAAGCAAACCCGCCTTGTGTCTAGTAATAGTTTTTTTGGATAGGGCGGGCTCGCTTAACAAAAATTAAGCGAACTTATGCACCCCCCCAACTTCAAGTATGCCCCCCCTCAATTGAGGGGGGGACGACGACGCAAAGCCCATTTACCATGTGTGTATATGTGTATGTGCGTAACACACACATGGTTAATTAAACGAACTCTTGCCTAAAAGAAAAGAAAGCTTGCAAGCCGCCTCGCAATTTCATGCGGCACTCGGCGGCTTCGTTTCTTTTCTTTGTCGTTTAAAGAGTTCGTTTAATTTTGATTACTTCAGCTCAACTCTACGGAGTTGAGAATTGGCTCTGCCGAAAACCAAAGGTTTTCAGGACTTTCCTATTAATAGGCGGCGGTAACAATTCCGCCGCCGAAGAACGACGGAGAAACATTTAAATACTCGCATATACGTAATTAAATAAGTGGTTACCCACATAGATGGCGAGGACGGAACGTTCAACTAATCCGCCGATGATCCAACACTACAGGTTTGAGGCAATAGCGCTACAGATTTATCCAAGATTAAGGACATAGCGAACTGACTATTTGAGTAGAATTAGTAACCCGAAAGGAATAGAAAATGGCACTAGCAGATATAACACAATCCAGAACAACAGACATGGATAGTACAACAACTTCTTACGGAACAGAGCCATGGGAAAAGAATATAGAAGGCTTTGTAATTCCAAGCGTCCAAACTAAAACAGGCGAATACGTAACAAGATTCGCAGAGTGGCATGGGCTTTATCGTCAAATCCCAGAACTCCAGGCCTACATCGATACTTATTGCCGTTACTTAATAGGAAAGAAATTAAGCTCAACTCATAAACCAACGTTAGATGCAATAAAGAGAATCAAAGGAAATGGAAAAGACACATTAAGAAAGATTTTATTGAATATCAAGAAAGTCAGCAAGATATGCGGCAATGGATTTGGAGAAATAATAAGAGATGCGCAGGGAAGATTAATTAATTTGAAACCATTAGATCCGAACACAATCAAAATCAATTCTGACAATAAGAACATGATAACCAGCTACGAGCAGGTTGGATGGAAAGAGGGGAAGATGGAAGTTGTAGGGACGCCATGGAATGCTGACGAAATCTTCCACATCGCAAATAAAAGAATAGCTGATGAAATTACAGGAATAGCCGAAGCAGAAGCTCTATTTAAGATTATCAAGTGGAGACATCAAGTTATGAACTCCTATTCTGTAATCATTCACAGATATCTAAAGCCAACTTACTTCTATGAAGTCAATACAGACGACGAAACAGAAATGGCTAACATCAAAACAAAAATAGATAATGCAGTTAAGAATTATGAGAATCTAATTGTACCGAAAGGAACGTTTGATGAAACACAGAAGACAATAATCGCAGGACAAGGACTTCTTGATCCAATGCCATGGATGAATTTCTTGAGACGTTTCTTTCAAACAATAAGCGGAGTTCCTGATATTGTTCAGGGAGAAGCAAGAGAATCCGCAGTATCAGCAGCTAATCTAAATTACATAAGTTATAAAGAAAGAATTATGCAAGAGCAGATAGAATACGAAGAAGAGATTGAATCTCAACTAGGATTGCAAATAAAGTTTGAAGAGCCAAGAGAAATCGAAGAAGAGAAGCTAAGGATTATTGAAGAGCTAGGATTAGAAAAGAAAACAAATGAATTAGAGAATAAGAAAAGAGTTGGGCCAAAGAGCCAGGAGAACGCAAATTGAATGAATGGATAGAAGTAATAAGTAATGTTGGATTTCCCATAGCAATAGCTTTGTATGTTCTAATTAGATTAGAGAAAACTCTGCAAAGAAACACAGAAGCAATAAAAGAATTAACTATAAGATTAGGAAGGAGAAGATGAGTGAAGTAGATAATAAATCTATTAATAAAGAAAATTTGAATTTGAGTGCAGGAGAAGACAAGAAAATTTTAGATAAGCCAGCAGAAACAAAAGAGCCCGACAGAATAGAATTAGCAAATCAGGCAGCGGAAAGAATGGAAAAAGCAAACGTAGAATTAAAGAAGCTGTTAGACAGGCAGGAAAGAATGGAAGCTGATAGAATTGTTGCGGGTAGGGCGACAGCAGGAGAAAACAAGCAGATAAAGGAAGAAACTCCGCAGGAATATGCAAAAAGAATAATGGGAGGCAGGGTATAATGCATCTAGCATTTGCGACAAGAGGGCCTATCAATGAGGTAGAAGATTTTATTAAAGAGTTATCAACGAGGTACCTTGAATTTGATTGGTATAATCAGGAAACAAAAAAGCTGGAAAGAAGAATGATTAAAGGGAGATTGTGCCCTATTCAGTTGTGGGATTTTTCCTTTCCAAGCCAGCACCTCGATGCAGTCCTAACGACTTGTTTGGGTGCAGCAAAAGGAAAACCGCAAATGAGAAGTCATAAAAAGTTTGTCTGGACATTAAGAAAGGCGATGCATTTTGAAAAAATTCCAGAATATAAAACTGATATGCATCTGGCAATGTCAGATCCTAAAGGAATAGAGCTGATAGGAATTGGAATTAAAGAGGATTACTGGATTACAGAAAATAATAAGCACGTTGATAAAGGAAATAAAACAGGCCTATCCTATGAAGGTATTTAAAAATTTTGGAGAGAGATTAAAAAGAGAGTACAATGAGCATCTTAAAGGGAAATTTATCGCCGTAATAATTGTCTTATTGTTGTGTTCTATGATGCTGGGAGGAATTTTTGGATTTTATGCGGCGTCAAATCTCTTTAGCAATACGATTTATAAAACTCTCGAGGAATTTGGGCTTGAAGAAGAAGTTAGGGGGCTGATTAGGGAATGCCTTATGAGGCAGGGATTATGAATTTAAAAACAAAATATAAATTAATGCTGTGGAAAAGTTACGTTGATAGAGGCAGAGGAATTACAAGTTATTTTAACGAATTATTTTTATTGTTCGGCTTTTGGAGCATCACAGCTAAAAAAAGTGTTGCGTATCTTACAGGAATCTTTTTGGCATATTTCTTTTTATGCCTGATTGTCGGCTGGCTATGGTTCTTTTTTAAATGGGAAATTACAGAAAGGGAAGTCGGAAATAAATACAATTTCTTCCAAAAAGAAATTAGAAGAAAGATGAGAATTAAGGAAAAGATTTAAATAGTTGTTCGGCTCAACGAATAAATGGCAAATGAGGCAGTTTTAAGAAAAGCAACAGGAATACCGGTTGATAGAGTAGTCGCAAATGCAACAGGAATAGAAAAGGGCGCAATTCTGAAATCGACAGATCCGGATACGGCAATTATAACTTCTGCTGCAAATGACGTCGTGGCTGGAATTGCAGCGCAGGAGAAAATCGCCTCTGATGGAGTTACTAAATTAGCAGTCTATGAAGAAGGAGACTTTATAGTTTATCTTTCAGGATCCTGTACAGTTGGCGACGCTCTGGTAACTGATGCGTCGATAAATTTCGTTAAGACAGCGCCGGATGCCAGAACACTCTCACAAACTAACATAATCGGATTTTCAAAAGAAACAGGAACGACAGGCCAAACTATCGTGATGAGACTAGCACCAATGGTGCAGAGGAATAACTAAAAATGCCAGACACAAGCGGACAAGCAGACATAAGGGGAATTGACATTGATAAGTTAGCGAAAGGTTTTGCTGACGAAGAAAATGTTTTTAAGAAAATCTGCTCGGTAACGCCAACGTCAGCAAGAGAGATTAGATGGTTTCAGAAAACAAGCGGATTTTTAGATTCGACAGATACGTCAGGAATAACTGCTTCGCAAATAACAAACGTCGCTCCGGGAGCTCTGCCTGTCGTAGTTGATCAATCATATACGAGAAACACTTCTTACGTGAGGAAATATTTTGTCGAATCTCCGACAGTTTCAGATGAAGACATAAAAGATTCTGACCCTGATATTATAGGAAATTTAGTGAGGGATTTGGTGAGAGCTGTCCAAAATCAAGTTGATGTGAGAATCTATGGTGTTTTAACAGCTGGCGTAGCGAGTGCTAATAATTTTGCTTCTACAGCGGCTTGGGATGCTGGCTCAGGGCAGGACATCATAAAAGATTTAATGAAAGCAAAGAGAGTAATAAGAGTAGCTGGTTATAATCCTGAAGGGGCTTGGCTTTTGCTTAGACCCGTAGACCATGAGAGCTTATTGGTTTGGCTGATTTCAACAAAGGGCTCAAGCATTCCGGCTTTCGCTTCTCAAAAGATAGAAAGCGGAGTCGTCATGGAAATTCTTGGATTGAGAGTTTTAGTGAGCCAGAACGTAGACTCTGATGAAGCAATGGTTGTCGTAGGCCAGAGAGCAATGACGTGGAAAACGTTTATGCCGCTAAAAGCTGTTTCAATAAATGAGCCATTAATTGGCGTAAAAATTAGAGTAGCAGAAGAGGGAGAAGCAATAATGACCGATACTTCGGCAGCTGCAAAAATTACGAACACTCTTACATAAGTTTTTATATTTCTTATTCTTGGAAAATAGATGGCAGTTGTAGGCACAGGCGGAACAGGATCAAGATTTCTAAAAACGAAATGGCCAGTCGCAGAAGGCTTGACAGCAGGCACGACGAAATTAAAAAGGAGAAGCAAGTTAGAGCCGCAAGAAGATTTAACTCCCGAAAGGGAAAGAGAGCTGCTATAATGGCTTCTAAAGAACAAAGACTGATTAATTCTATGAGGCAAAAAATGCCGCAATCGTCGGGCAATGACATTTTTAACACTTTTGGATGGCACGACATGTATGAAATCCCAAAAGGATTTATTGGGATGTGGGCGGGTACGATTGCATCAATCCCAAAAGGATGGGCATTATGCGATGGAACAAATGGAAGTCCTGATATGAGAGAATTAATACCTAGAGGTGCAGGAGCAGGAGCGGATGGCGGAGGCGCAACAGGGATAGGATCACATTGTCATGCTGCTGGCGGTATAGTTACTGGTGTTAATTCAACAAGTCTAGGAGTTACGACAGGATTAACGAATGTTGCAGCCTGCGGACATACCCATTGCACTTCAGGAAATTCGGGTGCTGTTACTGCCCTCATTGTTGCATGCATAGAAGTTTTATTTATACAGAAAACATGAAAAAACAAACAATTCGAGCCATAGCTGAAATATTAAGAAAGATTGATTTAAAAGGCAATTTCCTTGATGACGAAGAGAGAAAATGGATTAAAGACATGATTGATTTTATGCCTGCTGATGAGCCGGAGAAAGAAGGGGAGACTATTTCATTATGCTAAGCGAATTAATTACAATATGCATCCCGACAAAAGACAATTTACCGACGATAAAATTAATTCTCGTCCCCTTATCTTATCAAGATTGCTTTTGCAGAATAATTATTATGGACAATGGCTCTAAAGACGGAACTTTGGAAGCTGTGCAAGCAATGATTAAAAATAATATCTTTCGTGATTTAAAAGTAGAATTAATTAATTTTGGGGAATGGTCGGGGGTGAAGGAGAAGAATATTGAAAAAGTAAGATATGAATTTTCACAAGTGTCTAATACAAAATACCTCATGTTTATCGATGCTGATGTTTTGATTCCGCCCTACGTTATTGAAGGAATGATTAACACGATGGAGAAAAACGAGAAGATTGGGATGCTTGGACTAAAGTATGACGTCCTATCAGACCACGTCAAGATGGGAGCTACAATATTAAGAACAGAATTAGCAAAGAAAATAAAATGGAAATATGACGAGGAGAAATGCGATTGCCTTTACTGCGCTGAACAGATAGTAAAAATGGGCTTTTCTGTTCAGCATTTTCCTGTAACAGCAAGACATCTATTGGCGTTTTAATAATCTAATTATACAAAGGTTTATATAGTCTGTCTGTCTGTCTATTCCATGAAAGAATTACATATCACTCTTGACGAAAAGGAGTATAAGGAAATAATGAAATTGAAAAACAAAAGAAATCTTACTTGGAAAGATTTATTACTATCTTTTTCGGAGGAAAAAAATGATAAAAGATAAAAAATTAGGGCTTAAAATTGCGGTGAATGAAACAGAAACGCTATGGGAAAACGTAAGATTATCGACGACAGAAAGAATAAAGAACGCAAAGAATTCATTAATAATTGAAGAGGCATTTTTGAAATTGGCGGAAGAAAAATTAAAGGAGTTTGATAAATGAAATTAAAAGAGACGCTTAAATTAATGGAGAAGAATAATCTTGTGGTAAAAAGAGCAATAGGATGCGAAGGCTGTAAATATCTCATGTCGCTTGGATTATTTGCTCCTCCGCCCATTGAATTAGAGAAGGAGAAAGCATGAAAACTAAGGGCGAAAGGATTATGGAATTAGGCGACGAATACATGAAGAACCTTGCTGGATTTTGGGACGAGTTTGTGAAGAAGATAAAGGAGATTGAAAATGAAAACTAAAGAATTTAATTTAAGCGAAAGAAAAATAGAAAAAACAGGAATGTATATTGAAGAAGATGTGAAAGAATTTATTAGAATATTAAAAAAAGAATTGCATTTAACAATAGAAGAGGCTGGTTTTATTAATAAATTAGCAGGGGATAAATTAAAATGAAAACTAAAGAATTTAATTTAAGCGACGCAAATACAAAAGCTTTCCATGAAGCACGTTCCACAGATATATTTCCTGATAAAGAACATTCAGAAATGGGGCAATTAGCGAAGATGATTCGAGCAAATGAAAAAGAATTTATTAGATTGCTGAAAGGATGGGGCGAATCAGAACAGAAAAACAATAATATCTATAGAAAGAGTATTGACGAATTGAATAATGATTGGATAGAGAAAATTAAATCTTTAGCGGGAGAAAAATTAATAATTCCTATTGAACTAAACAAAACAGGAGGTAAAAAAAATGGCTGAATTTAAGAACCTTGCTTTGACTGGCGATATGATTGTTAAGATGCCCGAGGCTGAACGATGGTTTGAAATCGTTGAAGAGCCAAGCTATGAAAGCCTGACAAGCTTCAATGACCCAAGTAAAAAAGTTGAAAAACTTATTTTGCACATCAAGCTAGCTAACGGAAGTCTGGTTGATTATTTTCCGAATACAAGAAGCTCGAGAGTAATTGCAAGAAGCATCGGAACAGATATGAGCAAGTGGATAGGAACGAAATGGCTTTGGGGAAAAATCCTAAAGCAGTTAGTAGGGCAATCTGGCGAAAAGGATGTTTTATACATAACATCTGAATATCCTGCTGTCATAAGCGTGAAATAAGCGATTAGAGGCTCGTAGAAGAGTTATTTTGCCTTTGGGGAATGATTGTGCACCCCCTAAAAATAGGGAGTTAGAATGGAATACTGCGCAAAACATAATTATTGCTGGAATGAGAAAATGAACAAAGAGTGCGCCATATGTGCATGTGAAAAGATAGGAGACAGGAAACAATATGAACGTGAGAGAAAGGAAGAAGAAAAGAAGGATAGAAAAGATTAGAAAAATCTTAATATCGTGCAAGGAAAATAAGCTGGAGGTTGATATAGAGAAACTAATCTCACAGATGATAGTTGAAGAAAGCGTAACAAGAAGAACTGCAAAAGAAGAAATTGATGCGATAATAAGTTTTGAGGAGTTTAAAGATGAATTTCCTAAAGAGGTAGAAAATGCCGAACAAATTTTATAGAAAGGGAGCAAGAAAAGAATATAAAATTATTAAAAGACTTCTTATGGGAGGCGCTGATATTGCACAAAGAACCGCAGGCTCACACTCTCCTATTGACATCATAGCAATTTGGAAGAAAGAAAAAATAATAAAACTCATCCAATCAAAAGCTTATTCTCTAAGTCAGGGAGAAGAAAATAAAATTAAAAAAGATAGTGGGTGGCTGACAGGAGTCTATGAAGTTTTTTTTGAGGTTGAATGAAAAACAGAAAAAGCATAAAAACAAATAAGGGCTATCTTTTCAGAAAAAGAGAGCATAAGAAAAAAACACAAAATAGAAATTATTAATATGAAATTAAATCTTTATCCATGGCAAAAAGAGATCATTGAGCACAAGGGAGATGCAACAATAAGAGGAGGAAGACAGACAGGCAAGAGCTGGGCTGTTGCTGAAAGGATTATAAAATTCGCAGAGGAAAATATTGGATCGAAGCAGCTCTTAATCGCTCCAGCAGGAAGGCAGGAAAGTTTTCTAAGAAATAAGATTGAGGAGCTGCTTGGAAAAAGTTATAAATACAGAAGAAGAAAAATAAAAGAATGGCTGCCGTTAAAGAATGGGAGCGACGTATTTTGTTTTCCTGTCGGTAAAACAGGAGTTTATGTCGAGGGCATGAGCTCGATAGACCATTTGATAATAGAAGAAGCGGGGCACATCAGAGAAGGAATTTATGATGCAATCATGCCGATGCTGTTAGAGCCGAAAAAAAGAGGGCTGGGATGGATAACGCTTTTAGGAAATACAAAAAGTTGCTCGCTAAAGGGATATTTTTATAAAAGTTTTGAAGATAGAAATTTTAAGCAGTTTCATATAAAAAGTGAAGAGCAGCCGCACGCTGATTTGGAATTTCTAAAAAGAGAGAGGGAAAGATTGGGCGATAGAATGTATAAAGTCATCTATGAAGGAGAATTTGATGAGTACTCTTTCAGATATTTTCAAAAGGATATCTTAAAGAGAGTGATAACTTTTTCTTTCTGGCAGCCAAAAGATAAGAACATAAAGGCAGATTATTTTTTAGGAATTGATCCTGCAAGATATGGAAAATCTAAAGCTGGATTTGTTTCTTCTGAAATGCTAAAGGGAAAATTAAAAATCGTCCATGCAGAAACAATAAAGGAAAGCTCACTTTTAGATCTAGAAAGAAAAACAAAAGAGCTTAATCAGATTTTCAAGTATTCAGAAATCTTAATAGACGATGGGGGCTTTGGAGCGGGCTTGATTGATATCTTGGAAAAAGAATTTAAATGGAAATTAAGGCCTATAAATAATGCATCGGCAGGAAAAGAGGGAAAAATCCTAAAAGAAGATTTGTATAGCAACGCTTTAAGATTGATTGAAAAAAGAGAAATTGAAATTATCGACAACAAAGAGCTAATAGAGGCGTTAGAAAATGTTGAGGTTGATGAAGAAGATAAGATAATAGGCACAGACTTATCAGAAGCATTCGTAAGGGCGTGCTGGCCAATGAAAGAAAAGAAATATAAACTTAAGATAGTTTAAATTAAAATGGCTGACACAGGAATATTCGCAACAACGGCAGAAGTTCAGAGAAAGGTTGGAGCAAACGCATCTGCAACTTCTAATGTTGAGGCATACATCAATGACTTCATAACGCAGGCAGAAAGTTTTATTAATGTTGCAACGGGGAAAAATTGGAGCGATGCTTATTCTACTCTAAATGTTGATGTTAAAGGAATTTTAAAAGAGGCGGCTTCAAATTTAGCAGCAATCTACGTAATTAATTATGACTTAACTGGATTTGTTGGAGCAACAAACGGATCGAGAATAGAAATAGAAGACAGGTTAAACATTATGTGGGTGAGATTTAGAGAATGCATAAATATTCTGAAAGAGGTAGGAAGCCAAAAGTTCATGGAGGGGGCGTAATGGTTCTAGAACTAGGAAAAAGCTTGTTTAGTGAAGGATTATTTAAAGATTCGCCAGAAGATAGTAGTATAATGAAAAGAACAAATGAAGGAATAAAGTCATTTAACTCTGAATTTCAAGAAACAACAATAACAGATGACATAGACGTAGAGGCAGTGTACACGACAAAGGCAACAATATCAAACGTGAAAGTCAGCGAAGGGCAGAGAGTGATACTATTAGGAAACTGGAGATGGCTAGAAAACTCAGGTGCATCAACGGCGACGGTAACATTTAATGCAAGATATCTGAGAGGAAGCACAGCGATAGGGAGCGAATGCACAGCAAGAGTGAAAGACGAAGAAGAGCAATACGTAGCATATATCAGAGTAGATAAACCAAAAGAAGGGACATATAATTACGTGATCCAAATGAAAGCAAGCATAGCAAACAATGATGTGAAAGACGGAATATTCTATTTATTAGTGATTTAATTGTGTGTGTCTCTCTCTTACACACATACACACATGCTCTGAGAGGGTGTATAGCACGTAAGCTATAATTAGCTTTACCACCTTGTGGTAAGAGAGCAAGTAAACCTTGTTTTTCTTTCACTACTTTAAAAGGATGAGCCATTTCCCCAGCAAAGAATCATTTTATTACCTTGTAATAAAGCGAACCTTTAGGGGGGGAAAATTCTCGACATGTTAAACGAACTTTTAGAAGAAAATTAGCTCTGCTTATTCAATTTAAGGAATAATTGGCAGAGGATTACGAGCATAAGTTCGCTTAATATCGAGTTAAGCAAACCCGCC